ATAAATAGTAATGTAAACTTACAATAATATATTGCAACAGACTAACTATGGCTGGAAAGAACTTACATTTAGAACATTTAGAAGACGAAATTATTAACAACGGAATTTCGGGTGGTCGTGCGAGTATCAACTTCCTAAGAGAACTTAGGGATATGATGAAAGGTAACGCATCGGGAAGAGTTAATATGACTGTTAAGTGGGACGGTGCTCCTGCAATTTGGTGTGGCCCTCACCCTGAAACAGGAAAGTTTTTCGTTGCAAAAAAATCACTATTCAATAAAACGGGTGCTCTTTACTATTCTAGTGTAAAGGAAATCAATGATTCACCCGACCTAAACGGTGTACTCAAATCCAAATTTACAGAAGCATTTAATGCCTTTTCAGGTCTTGGAATGAAAGAAATCCTGCAGGGAGACTTAATGTTTACTTCAGGTGATAAGAGTAGTACAAAAATGGACGGTAAAGAGTACATTACATTTCAACCAAACACAATTTTGTATGCAGTTTTAAAAGATTCACAACTAGGAAAAGAAATAGGTAAAGCAACACTAGGTGTAGTTTGGCACACAACTTATTCAGGTTCTTCAATCGAAAAACTATCTGCATCTTTTGGTGCAAAACTTCCACCTAAGTCGTCCAAAGTTTGGCAAGATGATGCAACTTATAAGGACACCACTGGTTATGGAAACATGACTGCAAGAGAAACACTTGCACTTACACAAGCACTTACAAATACAGGTAAAGCATTTCATGGAATAACTGCAAAAGACCTGAAGAAATTTAATGATGTACAAAAGGTTCTAAACTCAAAAGGAGCTGCAGGTGCATCATATAAAACATACACTAACACACTTATTAGAAGTGGTAAGTGGAATCCGAACGGAAGAGACTATCTAACTCATGTAGAAACTTATTGGAAAGATAAGATTGTTGCAAAAGTTAAGATGGAGAAAACCAAAAAGATTAAAAGAGAAATTGGTGATAATATCATGCGTGATTTAAGGTCAATTTCTAAAATGGTTGATAACCTTGCAAAGTTCCAAGGATTCTTAATTGACTCTAAAAAGTTAATTATAGACGCTCTAAATAGAGTAAAGAGTATCGGAACTTTTGTAAGAACTGATACAGGATTTAAAGTAGTAAATCCTGAAGGTTATGTTGCAATCGATAGTACAGGTTCTGCAGTTAAACTTGTAGATAGAATGGAATTTAGTCAGAATAATTTTAACGCCGCTAAGGCATGGGATAAGTAAAATGTCAGAAGATTTATATGAATTAGAATTAGAAGAAGCAGAGTACAAAGGAAGGAAAGTTACACTTAACTCACCTTTTAGATTACCTACTGGTTCTGCAAAGAAATTTGGTGTCTATGTGAAGAACGATAAAGGTAATGTTGTAAAAGTAACATTTGGAAGTTCTTCTATGGAAATAAAAAGAGATGACCCTGAAAGGTTAAAATCATTCCGTGCAAGAATGGGTTGCGATACAGACCCAGGCCCAAAATGGAAAGCAAATTACTGGTCATGTTGGCAGTGGAGAAAGAATGCAAAAGTTCAAGACGACTTTAGAATGGCAACATTCGGAGAGTTATTGGACGAAAACATACAAGTGCCTATAAGTGTTGGTGACGTAGTTCTTGGTGGAAGATTTAAAAACAAGAAAATGGTTGTCAAAGAAATAGGTAAAAATGAAAAGGGAGACATTACAATAAACGGTAAGTCTTTACTAAAATTTAGGATAATGAATCAGGACAATGAAGACGTTTAGACAATTCAAAGAAAACAAAGGTCAAAAGGCAGTAATAACTTTTGGTCGATTTAATCCACCTACTGTAGGACACGGTAAACTTATCGATGCACTAGTAAAATCTAGTAGTGGTGGATTTACACCTTTGGTTTTTATGTCTCATTCCCAAGACCCTAAAAAGAATCCATTAGACTATAATACAAAACAGAAATGGATGAAAAAATTCTTTGGAAGAAAAGTAAACATTATCAAAACAAACGCAAGACAAATCTTCCAAATCGTAACAGAATTATACTCACAAGGATATAGAGAACTAAGAATGGTCGTTGGTTCAGATAGAGTTAGAGAGTTCGATACACTTATCAAAAAGTATAACGGGTCAAAAGGAAGACATGGATATTACAATTTTGACTCAATTCAAATAATTTCTGCAGGAGAAAGAGACCCCGATTCAGACGATTTAGTTTCAGGAATGTCTGCAAGTAAAATGAGAGCAGCTGCAGAAGAAGGGGATTTCGATTCATTTAAAAATGGTGTTGCATCTAAAAATTTAAAAGACCAAGAATTATTATATAAAGAAGTCAGACAAGGTATGGGTATCAAAGAAGAAACTATGCCTATTTACATGGCACAAGATTTATATGAAGGTGTATACGACCCAGGCATATTTAAAGCAGTATTTTTAATGGGTGGGCCAGGTTCAGGTAAATCAACAGTGGTTGATGCACTTGCACTAAAGTCACTAGGACTCAAAACAATTAATAGTGATACACACTTTGAAAGACTTATGAAAGATGCAAATATGTCTATGAAAATGACTGCAACTGGAAGTGGTACAGTAAATCCTAAAAGAGATGCACTTCGTTCAAAAGCAAAAGCAACTGCAAAAAAACAAATGGATATGCATATGCCTGAAAGATTAGGATTAATCTTTGACACTACAAGTGCAAAAGCAGGTAAAATACAAGCATACAAAAAACAGTTAGATAAATTAGGATATGAGTATAAAATGGTGTTTGTTAAAACCAGTTTAGAACTCGCACAAAGACTTAATTCAATGAGACCAAGAACACTTCCACCCGAAATATTAATAAAAGAACACGAAGCAGTAGCAAAAAATGCAGCTATATTCAAGAGAATGTTTGGAAAAGACTTTATAGAAATAGTAAATGACGATACTGTTCAGTCACTTCAAAAGAAAGCTTCAGGGTTATTTGGACATCTTATGAGTTGGGTTCAAAAATTCCCTACTAATAAGACTGCACTCGCATGGAAAGAAATGGAGTTAACTCGTAAGAAGCATGGAGAGTTAACTCGCAAAAAGAGATAAATAGATTGTATGGATATTTTAGACCAAATACTTAATGCACAAAGACAAAGTCGAAAGGACGATATTGAGACCTTTAAGTCTATTTTTGCAGAAGTAAAACAAGACCCTGAGATAAAAGATAAAAAGGGTACACAACCTGCAAAGTATTATGCAGGAGATATGTCTAAGTCTACAAAAGACAAAAGGGCAGCACACTTCAAGAAAGGAAAAGAAGGGCCTGCGCCAGGTGATGCAACTGCAAAAACTAAAAAGTCAGTTCACACTAAAAAGGCAGAAAAAATGTTTGGAGAAAACGTTGAAGGTCTAAAGAAGAAAGCAGAAAAGTCAGGAATGCCTTTGAGTATTCTTAAAAAAGTTTATAACAGAGGACTTGCAGCTTATAAAGGTGGACATAGACCAGGCGCAACTGCACCTCAGTGGGCAATGGCAAGAGTTAACAGTTTTATAACTAAGTCAAAAGGAACATGGGGTAAAGCAGACGCTGACCTTGCAAAACAAGTTAGAGGTGAAAGTCTAGAAGAAGATAATGTTGCAGTCCAAAAGGCACAAAAGAAAGCACAACAGACTGATGAAATGGAACGTCTTAAATTAAAACACGAGAGAGAACTCGAAAACATGAAAGACCGACATGAGAGAGAAAACGAAAGACTTGACCGTGCAAAAGAAAAAGAAACACAAGACGTTGCGATACAAAAGAAAAGAGAAGCAGACAGAAAGAAAAACGAAGAAGTTGAACTAGAAGAAGGTGGTAAATCAAGAGCTCAACAAGCTGCAATCGCAATATCTAAAAAAGAAAAGGCAGGAAAGCCTGGTTACGACAAACATGGTAAATCTTTAAAGAATAAACAAGAAGGACTTTGGGATAACATTCGTGCAAAGAAAGCACGTGGTGAGAAAATGAGAAAGAAAGGTGCGAAAGGCGCTCCTACAGATGACCAAATCAAAAGAGCTCAAGGTGAAGAGATTGAAGAGAATAGAGACCAAATTCTAAAAAAGATAAAGAATATTAAAGGAATATCTAAAAAACAAATACAAGTTATTTCTACAATGCCTACACCAGTGTTGACTACATTGATTAATCAACTTAGTGTACTTGTTATGAGTGAGTCAGTTGACGAAGGTAAATTAGTTGCAAGTATCGAAGAGATAATCGATTCTGTAATGAAAAAAATTAAAAGTCAGGTTGGAAGAGAAATTAGAAAAAACCAAGAAAAAGGTATTGGTATGTTGAATACACTTGGTTCTTTTGTTGGTGCGAAAGTTACCGATAAGAAACAAGCAAAAGGAAAGTTATTTCTTAAATTTGGTGATACACTAGACGAAGGAGATTGTGGAACTAAAAGTAAGAGAAATTACAAAAAGGAATATGAGAATTATCATTCCTCACCTGAACAAATTAGAAGACGTGCAAAAAGAAATGAAGCACGAAGAATTCTAAAAAACAGAAAAGGAATCAAAGGAAAGGACGTTCATCATAAAGATAACAATCCTATGAATAACGATAAGTCGAATCTATCGATTGTATCACAAAATTACAATAGAAAAGAACCTCGTTTGAGGGAAAAAGGGGAAAAATAAAATGGCTGGAAATAAACATGACAACGGAGTCCACGAAATCGGGACACCTGAAACACTAAAGGCATATCAAGAAGATACGCCTGGACAAGAGGTTGAGAAATATCTTGCAGGTATTCAGGAAGTAATCCAAGAGAAAAAGAGTAAACAGAAAAAAGCATTTACGCAGGTATTCCAAAATCCCCTTAAAGGTTTCCCGTACAATGAACAAGTAGATTCTCCTGAAGAAGAGACCTTAGAAGAAGGTCGTGCAATGAAACCAGCTCAAATTGCAAAGAAATATAAAAGAGAAATCGAAATGCTTGCAAAGAGAGGACAAAGTCCTGAGTATGGTAAACATAAAGTATATCAAGCCATATACAATCTTGCATGGGAAAATGGAGACATAAACACAGACGACCCTGATGACACAGATGAAGTTATCGATGAGTATCTAGACGATATAATGGGTGAGTTCTTTGCACATATGAATTCACACGTCCCTGAAGGTGAGTCAATCAATGAAGTCACTGATAAAGAAATCAATGCAATGAGAAAGGTCTCTAAAGATATGCAAAAGGTCTTGAAAGATTATCAAAAGATTGCAACTATGGGTGACAAAGAACTTAAAGACACAAAACATAATGCAAGTTACAAGAAAGTTCTTGATGCAAGAGATTCAATACTTACAATGATTGGTACACTTCAAACAACAAAACTCCTTAGAGGAGAAGAAGTTGAACTTGATGAAAAGAATATGTCTAGTGGTGACATGATTAAGAAATTATTTAAAGTCAAAAGTGAAAAAGAAATTGCTGGAGTTGCAAATCTTTTAAACATGACTGATGCAAAAGTTCTATTGTCTATGATGAAACAGAATCCAAAAGGGTTCAAGAGAATGGCTGCAAAAATGGGTGAACTACCTGCAATGGAAGAAATTATCAGAGAGGGTAGATTAAGTGATTTACTTATAGACATTCAGCAAGGTGCGACTGCAAAAGAACTCGCAAGAGATTGGAAGATTCCATTATCAGTTGCAAAATCTTTCCTCGCAGATTATTATGCTGATAAAAGAAGTAGAACACCTAGAAGAGAATCAGTAGAAGAAAGTGTTAATGGAATGGTCGGTAAGAAAATTAATGTTAGATATAGACCTGCAAGAGCAGTTCGTGGAAAACCATTTTCAGGTAAACTAACAAGTCATTCAACTATTGAAAAATCTGATTTATTCAAAGACGTTGAAACAAGAGCATTTGACCTTAGAGACGATTGTAACTCTATTGCAATTAGAGTTCCACACGCAAGAGGTTCAGAAAAAGATAAAGAGAAGTGGAGAGAAATGGTAAACTCTTCATTCGATAATGGTGGTCAACCTGCAGGATTAATTAGAGGTGGTGGACTTGCACCGTCAGAAGTAAAAGAATTATTTGTTGAGATGAAGAAAGCTGCGAAAGAATTTGGCAGTAGAGATGTTCTTGCACAATCTCACGAAATTTCAATATCCAACGAAAAAGGTAAACTTAATGTTGAGAAAGGTCTAACTGCAATGTTAAAAGCAATAGACGAATTTGGTATGAGAAATCATGTTACTGTATCAGGTAGAGACGGAGTATTAACTCAAATTCAATATGCAGCTAATCATTTGAATGAAGAA